TCTTTTGCTGCCAGTCATTTAACAAGGGCTTATAGTGCGTCTGAGATGCAAATGTTCCATACTTCTTTTCTATGGTAAAGTACTTCTCGATGTGCGCTTGGAGTTCTTTATGCTCAAATTCATGGACAGCTATTCCACGACCATCGCCTGAGTCGTATGTGTGATTTCCTGCAGCTCCTACTTTCTCATCGTAGTTAGGAGTAGAAAGGTAGTAGGTCGCGTTATCATTTCCACATGCTTTAAAGTGTTGGAGGTACACGTCTATGTTTTGCTTTCCCACATGCTCAGCAACCTCAAAGCTGATGACTTTGTCTGCTTGGATCTGATCATATGGAAATGGATCAAGTATGAGATCTACTGCATGAAACTCTGCCCACGGCACCATGTTGTACTTTTCTTTTGCTTCTTCTATTGTCTTCTTCCTGATGTCCATCCCTACATACTTCTTGCACTTAAACTTGTTTCGGTAAAACACCTCAAGCAGGCTTCCTTTACCACAACCGAAGTCAGCTATAGTCTCACCTATTGTTGCTTGGTTTAGAACGTGAGTCCAACGAAGGTAGTGAGCAAACTGGTCTCTATGGTACACATGCCTCTCAAAGGTGTGTTCAGGATCCAAGTCTGTTGTGTTGTACTTGCTTTTTTTCTTTGAGACTACTTCTGCATTTTCTGTTGTAACTTCCATGTTTGGTTTTTTTAGTTTTGATAATTCTTCTACCACTGCTTTATTGAAAGATCGAACAAAGTCTCTCTCAAGGTGTAGTAGCAATGCTTGTTCAGCGTCTAATCCTTCACCTTCTGATGCCAATTGTTCGATCTCTTCGTCTGTTATGTTTTGGAATTTAGTGAGATGCTTTAAGAGTTCAGCATCAAATTTTATCTGTATATTCATATGTATAAACTTACATCATTCCTCCCATACCTTGAAGTCCATCTCCTGAGTTCTCTTCTTTTTTTGTATATTTCCAAATATATCCATAACAACTTTTTCTCTTATTAGAACAGACTGACGATATATGACTATTATTTATTTTATAATATCTACGAATATCAGCAATACTATCCCAATTTTTAATAAACTCTCCATTTAATTTATATTGAGAAATTGGCCTTGATCTAGCTGATAATTTCCCTATTCTCCCAAACATAGGATTATTCTCTGCTATTCTTTTAGATGATGGATGATCTGCTCCTCTTTTACCAAACATGCCGTTTTTTTCCCCACTCTGCCCCTTTCCAAAATTTCCATGTTTACCATCCTTTATTAACTTAGCCATTTTATCTTTTCTCTCTTGTGTCCAAGAATCTTTAATTTTCTGTTTACCTACATCAGACATCTTAGAGCCTTTAATAATTTTACTAACGTGATCTTTTCTTTCTTGAGTCCATGATAATTTTAAAATCTCTCTATTTTTTATAGATTTATTTGGATGATTATCACCAGAAAACATCTTAATAAAAAGATCTCTTCTTTCTTGAGTCCATGGACTCCCTCCTCCATCACCACTCTCTAATTTAAGATTAGCCCACTCTTTAGATTCTACAATATTAAATAATATAGAATAATATTCTCCTATCTTTTTAAGATCTTCTTTATCTTCAGTTTTGTGTAATATCCAAGTCTCAATATCTTTATTTGTAAAATTATGAAATTTAATATGATTTAACCACCTACTACCTGACCCTTTATATTTATATGGATCTTTTATAGTTTTTCCTAAATATAGTAAACCAAGGGGGCTTCTTTTAACATAAATGTATATTAGTTTCATAAAATAAAAAGGTCCTATAAAAATACCAGCTCCGTAATAGCTAATAATTCTATGGACCAATAAGTTTTATTATAGATAAATGATTACGGCACTTTTCTATCTATAATAAATATCTATATTTTACATTCCTAAATTCATTCCACCCAAAGAATTTTCTGAGTCTTCTTGTTCCTTTTTAGATTTAATAGATAAAACCACCGATTCAACAGTCAAAACTGTACCGGCGACTCCGCTAGCATTCTTGATCGAAGACGTTACCACCTTTGTAGGATCCAAAAGCCCTGCTGCTATGCCATTGACTATGCACTTGTTCTTCGCATCATACGCAGTGAACTGGTCGTCTTTCTGGTTTATGCTGTGCAAGATCTCATACCAGTTGTCCATGCCTGCGTTTGAGAGTATCCTCTTGAAAGGCTCATGGCACGCCTCTTTGACTATCTTGAACCCGATCTTCTCGTTCTCTTTCCAGTCCAGAGTCTTGCTGTTCATCGCTATGATCGCCTTGATCAAAGCCACACCGCCACCAGGAAGTATGCCATCTGCCAGTGCCGCCTTTGTTGCAAGCAATGCGTCTTCTACCCTGTCTTTCTTCTCCCTCATTTCGATCTCAGAGTTGCCTCCTACGTTGATGATGGCCACTCCGCCTATGAGCTTTCCAAGTCGTTCTTGCAGCTTCTCCTTCTCGAAGAAAGACTGAGCTTTGTCTATCTGATCTTTGATCTCCAGAGACCTTGCTTGTATCGTCTCTGCGTCTCCTTTGCCATCTACCATCGTCGTGTCTTCCTTGCTTATTGTAGCCAACCTTGATTTTCCTAAGAACTTATCCATGTCTTGGGGCGTTATCTTTTCAAGTTTGTGCCCTTTGCTCTTTGACATTACCGTTCCGCCAGTCAGTATCGCCATGTCCTCAAGAAGCAGCGTACGGCGATCACCGAAGTCTGGGGCTTTCACCGCACACACCTTTACTACGCCTCTCATCTTGTTGACGATCATCAACGCAAGCGCCTCGTCTCCGTAGTCTTCTGCTATGATCAGTATGGACTTGTTCTCTGAGTTTGCTTTTTGCAAGAACGGTATGATCTCTGCTGCTGAATTTATCCTGCCGTCGAACAGCATGATGTAGCAGTCTTCGAGGATAGCGGTCATAGTAGTGTTGTTTGTCACGAAGTACGGGCTCTTGTATCCCCTGTCGAACTGCATGCCTTCTACCACTTCTAGCGTAGTCTCTCCTGTCTTTGATTCTTCTATCGTGATCAGACCTTCGCGACCTACTTTGTCTATTGCTGCAGAGATCAGCTCTCCTACCTCAGTGTCATTGTTGCCTGATATGGTCGCAACCTGCTTGATCTGCTCTTCTGTGCTCACGTCTACCGAGAACTTCTTCAGCTCTTCGATGACCATTGCTACTGCCTTGTCTATGCCAGCCTTGACCTCTACCGCATTGGTGCCTTGGCGGATCTCTCTCATTCCCTCTTGGATCATCTTTGTCGCGAGAAGAGTCGAAGTTGTTGTGCCGTCTCCAGCTTCGTTCGCTGATTTAATTGATACCTGCTTTACTAATTGAGCGCCGATATTCTCAATTTCATCTTCTAATTTATGGAAATTTTTTGCGACGGAAACTCCATCTTTAGAAATTTTAATTTCTCCAGTAGTAGAATCTACCAGTATTACATTTCTTCCGCCGGGTCCTAATGTTGAAGATACAGTCATATTTAGTTTTTCAATACCAACAAGAAGTTTTTCTTTTAGTTCTTGACCTGAAAGACTTTGTGTTTTACTCATAATTTATTTTAGTTTAAAATTTTAAATTTACTTTCTTTAATCCACTTAGTTATTGTACTTGGCGATACTTTAAAGTATTCTGCAGCCTTTCCAGCATAATCGAAAACTAATCCACTTTCTATGTGCTACTTTTGCAATGTCTTGTTTAGTCATATTATTGTGTAATGTGTGATTTTAAAAAATTATCTATATCTTGACCTGATACTGATGATCCAAGATGACTAAAGTTTTCAATATACAAATCCTTAAGATGTTCTGGAATGTATTTATGTTTAAGCTGCATATCTACTACTTCTACGTCATTCTCATCTTTAGAAGATTTTGTTTCTGTATAAAATGCCATGTAATGTGTTGGATTGCTCATATTATCCTAATATTGCTAAGACTTCTGTCTCTTTTGTAATGAAATAATCCTCTCCTGCAAGGCTGATCTTTGTTGTGCCCATCTTTGGTATAAGAACTACATCTCCTACTTTTAGGTTTGATGGGATCGTAGTGTCAGAGTTGTAGTTGTACGTACCCGAAGTCTCGATGACCTCTCCTGTCTCTGGGCGTTCTTTTCCCATGTCTGGTAGTATGATGTTGCCGACCATCTCCTCTGATGTCTCTACCGGCTTGAGTACTAAGTACCCATTTAGTGGTGTGATTTTGCTCATGATATAATATAATCTTTATTTTCGTAAACTTGTAATCTTTCTTTTCAGTAGGTTAAAGAAACACCCATAACCTATTTAAGATCCTATAACTTTTCTCCGCAGTTTGGGCAGAACTTCCAGTTTGATTTCTTGATCCTTACTCCACACTCTCCGCAGTAGTTCCTGATCTCGTTTGCCTCTATGGCTCTCAGTGACTCTGGAAGCAAGTGCATCTCGTAGCGGTAGTATGGTGTTGTGTAGAAGTCTCCTGTCGTGCTTGTGAACTTCTGGCTTGACTTCTCTCCTTGAGCTACTCGGCCCGTCTCTACTGAATCTGGCTTTGCTTCGTTGAGCTGCTGCTTTCCTAGCCCAGTGGTTCTGATGTTTGGCCCAGCAAATGTGTTAGAAGAGTTTGCAAATGATGTTGATGAGTAGTAGCTTGTAGAGCTGTATCCTACGATGTTTCCGCTTGGGCTAGTATATACTTGGCTGTCATAGAATACAGGAGGCGTGATCGTTGTGAGCGTGCCAGTATTGAATTTGAAGACCTCTGGATAGAACTCGACCTTGACCAGTCCGTTCTTCTCTCTAGCCTCGACTGTCTCTTCTACGTTGTCGACCTCGAAAGTCTTGAATAGGAACTTTGCGTTCTCATCGATGAACCTCTCGATGTATACTCGTTGTCCTGCTGGGATTACGATGCCAGACGTGGAAACCAACTTGCCGTTGATCCAGATCTTTGCCATGTATCTTGTCGATGTGGGGTTGTGTAATTCTATCTCGAAATTTGTTCCGTCTTTGAGGTAGATGTTCTTGCTGTCGTAGACTTTGAGCCTAGACTTCTTTGATGTGATGTGTGCTTCTGGCTTTGCAAATGTGCCATAGCCTAAGTCTGTGATGTACATTTTGATTCTCCTTTTTTATGTGTTAACAATGTTGCCGGTCTTATCGTGGCCTGTGACCACTCGAGGGATATCGCTTCCCAAGATCGACAAAGTTATGGGTGTTTCATCTATAAATATATGCGTTTTATATTTCGTTCGGCTAGTTATACCAAGTTATTTTATAGAGTAGAGTTTCATTTGGCTGCTTATATAATCCGTATCCCAAAGATTCTAATAGGGTTTTGTGTTCTGAAAATCCTATAATGCAATCTACTCCATGATCCCCTCTCTGTATAGCTTTGGAGATTTTTTTCTCTATGTTTGCTATGTCTGAGTCTCTGAGCTCTTTTTCTAAGCTAGATCTAACTTGGTTTGATTCTTCACTTGCTTGTTTTGCGCTTGTCATTTTAGCATGTTTTTTACTTCTTTTATCGTATCTGGATCTACTATCTCTACTGCATCATGTGGATCATCACAGTCCCATTCCCAACGAAATGTTTGAGCACACTCGTCTATTGCCTGTTCTGCGTATAGTATTAATGCCTCTATCATCGCCTGTTTGGAGTTCTCTGGCGTGTTTAACGTCCACTTTGCTTTGCATTCTTCTAAAAACTGTTCTGCTGTTTTCATATTCTTGTTATTAATTCATGTCTATCAACTTTTTCATTGTATCGTAGAGTTGGCCATAAGCTGCTCATCATTTCATCATCACACATTATCTCCGAAGCAACTTCTCTGTCTATCCAAATTCTATCGATAGCATATCCACAAGTATTACTGAGAACTAAACTTATACCATATTTTCTCCAGTAAGATTCTGTTATGATGAGTATTGTATATTTTCCTATTTTCTTAATCATTGTGGTTTGTGTTTATAGTTATTGTATTTCCATGTATATCCGCCAGCTTTTTTTCTTTTACCAATACAACATTTTTGAATATTGGTAGAACATATATTTAGACTTTTTGCGGCTGTTGCCATGCATGTCCAAAGTTTTATATAATTTCCTTCTAAGTCAGATTGAATTATCTTAATCGCATTATGATTATTATCACCAGTAGATCTTAATCGTAATTTTTCACGTTTTTCTGGGCTCTTATTCGGATTTTTATCTCCTATAAAATTTAGTCTACTTTTAAAAGTATTATCTTCTTTTTTTATATATGATTCTTGATCGAAGTATTTCCATCTATAATTTCCAGAAATAGATCCATTCTTGATAGCAGCACATATATTAGAATTTTTAAGATTTACAAATAAAGCAGCTTGTTTTAAAGAATCAAAATTTCTTATTTCATCTAAAGTGCTTTTATCTAGCATTATCACTTTTCTAGTATAATACTTTTTATTTTTATTAGTCTCCTTTATTTTATCTAAACCCTCTTTTGTAATTATATGCTTTTTTCTCATCTTTAATTTCTGCTCTTCAGTTCTTTTTTTGCCTCTTAAGGCTAATCCAACTTTTGCAGAATGCTCTAGTGATTTTTTTACGCCACTTAAAGCTTTAGATATTGCTTTAGAGTGAGCTAATCTCGCTTCTTCATAACATCTAGAAGATATTACTATCCAATGACACTTAGGAGTAGATCCTCTTCCTCTACACATTCTCCAAAAAGAAAATGCTCTAGCTGGTATTGATGGATTAATTCTATAAAGTAACCAATGAGCGATAAAATGTTCTCTGGCTGTTAGTTTAACTAAATTAGAATTATCATCTAATCCACCTTCTGATTTAGGTATAATATGATGTTGTTCATAATATGGTAATATTTTACTATCTCTATTCTTTCCTTTTTCTATTAATAAATTATAATGTTTTTGATAATTCATAAGTATTTTATTATAAATATACTTAGTTGGATATTTTATACATTATTATTCCCATTACTAATGCCCCTCTTTCCAATTTTTACATAATGTTGGAGGAGCTTTTAAGTCTATGCTTATCTTTGTAGTATTTTCCATACAATCTTTTACTATTTGCATTGCCTCTTGAGCTCTGGAAGACTCTACTTCAGTAATCGTCTGGTCATGAATTTGAGCTATAACTAATCCATCAATCCCAACAGATTTTAGTCGTCTATTTATTTGTATAGCTGCTCTATTTACTATTGAGGCAGCTAATGACTGTATACAATAATTGCGAGAGTTATTGATGCCATTGACGTAGTCCCTGTATATCTTGGTGACTTTCTCCTTACCATATTGTTTAGATAGCATGTTTCTGATTTGCCAATCTGTGATGCCGTCTCCGAGAGAATCGTATATCTTCTTGACTTTGTCCAAGTGTCTGATGCGACCTACTTGGGTCTTGACGTATCCTAAGGTCTGGGCTTGAAGTTTTGAGTCTGCCATCCACTGCTTCAATGCTGGAAAGCCGTTGAGGTATCCATCGACCAAGACTTGTGCCTTCTTCTGTGGTATGTCAAGGTTCATTCCTAGCGCGTAAGCTCCCATGCCGTAAGGGATGCCTAGCGCGTATGCTTTGGCTTTGTTCCTGAGCTGCGGTGCATGCTTTCTGAGGAAGTTCTCTGCCTTTTTATCTGGGGAATATTGGCTGAGATGCTCTGTCTTTATCGCGATCGTAGAATAAAAATCCCAGTTATTTCTGAAGATATCCTTGAGTCCTTCGTCGCCTGAGACATGGGCGAACACGTGAGGCTCCAAAGACTCATAATCGCAATCCACAAAGTCATTGCCCGTGTCGGATATAAAGAACGCTCTCACCAGGTTCGTGTACTCTACTACTATCGGATCGTCTTCTCCTTCCTCTTTCGGCCTTGGAAGCTGTTGCGCGTCTGAACCATATCTGCCTGATACAGTCCCGTGCTGTTTATAATAAAAGAAATATCTGCCGTCCTCTTGTGCATCCAAAAAGCGATCCATGTATGTAGACTTGATCTTTAGCAGCTTGCCATATATCCTGAGCTTAGACGCCCAAGAGTGTTTGTCAGCGATGCTCTGGATCAGATCATCATCGAATTGGGGTTTGCCCTTCTTGGTCTGAGACAGGGGTTTTATCCCAAGCGCATTGAATGCTATGTCACCCATCTGGTCTTTGGACTGTATGTTGAAGAACGTGCCATCGTTGTCTTTCTTCCACAACTTCATGCTTATCTTCTGCAGGTCTATATCGTCTAAAAGAAAGTCGTGTCCTTCTGACAGAAATCTTTTAACTTGTGAATCTGGCAGTTTGGAGACAGTGGATTTAGTGATGCTGTATTTCCCTGAAGCCTCTGACTTTGGCAGGTCTAGTTTAAAGTGCTCTACAGCGGCCTGAGCAAATGATCCCTTGTTGCTCGGAGGATATGCCTCTATCGCCTTGCATACTATCCAGTCTTTGATTTCCTGTCTGCCCACGAGGTCCTCTACCACAAGATCGTAGTACCGTTTCATGTCAAGATCTATCCTCTCTCTCGATGACTTGATGGTATCGATGTCCAGCTTCACGCCTTTGTCTTCCATTGGTATGGTGACTTCTCTGTAAAGGGGCATGACCTCGTCCACAAAGAAGAAGCCCTCTAGCCCCTCGTCCTTTATCTTCTGCAGGTAGTATTTGTATATCCTTAGAGCAAGATCGGTGTCTGCACATGCGTATTTAGAGAGGATGTCTATGTCCGCCTTCCATATCTCGTAGTTCTCCTTCGATGTAGATCCGCCGTTTGCGTGTATCGACTCCTTGAGCTCTATCTGCTCCTTGTTCGCCTCAGTCTCGATATCAATACCGATCTCTGTCTGTATGCTCTTGGCGATCTCCTTCAACGCAAAGGTACCTGCTCCGTACTCAGCGTTTGCACCTTCCTCTTGGACTGTGTGTACCATGAGTATCGTGTCTGCATGTATCGAGTCTATGAGATCTACGCCGTAGAAGTTCTTGACAAATCTGGTGTCGAAAGAGAGGTTGTGTCCGATGAGCTTTTTTCCTACAAGCAGTGCAATGGCACGTTTGGCTATGTCATGGCATAAAATACCATCAATAGACGCATTCTGGAGCTCATCGTTGACAAATAACATCGTCGGCATATAGAAACCTAGACCAACTTCTCCTGAGACAGAGAAGCCTATTATCTTGCCTTTTCTGGGGTTTAGCGAGTTTGTCTCTGTGTCAAAGGATATGAGATCATGGCTCTGTATGTGAGCTATCATTTCCTTGACTTTCTGAGAAGTATCTACTTTCAAATATGTCCTTTGTGTCATAAACTTTATTCTTCTTGTATGGGAATAGCTCATTGAGTCTGCTCTGACGCCTTTCGCATCCGCAGTCTTCTTTTCCTAAGACTTTGGTAGCAAACCACATAGACAAACGATCCAGTCCAAAGAAATGGGTGAATCGTGCTATCGTGTCTCCAAGACCTCTACTCCTTATCTTGTTTGCCATCTATCTTCTTTTCTATTTGGGTTATTGCCCCGGCGACGTTGAGTATCACGTTTTGAACTTGGAGCCAAAGAGCGTTGTGGTCCTGTCTGAGCTTATATATTAATCGGAACTGGTATACTTGTAATACCATGAGTACAAATATCACAATGAGGTAAAACGTCTGTGTAGTAACTGTGAATGTCATAAGTCAAATGTATGACATCTTTTAGAACTTTTGCAGTGTAAGTTCTAAGTGCTAAAGCTCTGTGCTCAGCCTTCTGAGGAACCTCCTGTATAGCCCCTCGTCAGTTGACCATGCTTTGATCTTGACCAGCTCAGAGTAAAAACTGTCTCTTGCAGACTCAAGCCTGTCTTTTATCCAAGGTCCTCTTAGAAAGAGGAAAGGAACTGCCGTGTTCTTGTACTCGTTGTATACCTCATCGTAGCTCTTGGTCTTTATGTCAGAGAGTGCCCTAAACAGCTGGCTTTTGACCGCAGCCATAAGCTTCTTGTCCTTGTCTTTCTTTGCAAGCCCAGAGGCTATTGTGTTTATCAGCGTAGAGGTGTGTGCATCGAACTCAGCTGGTGAATTTAGATGTGATATGAGGTCCTTTTCGTACTGCTCTATGTCTTCTGGGCTTGCATTCTTGCCTGGCGCTTTCGGTGCTCCAACTCCCAGCTTTGCATCTAGATCTGGATCGAACGCTTTAGGATCTATTGCATGTATGAGCTCATGCTCTATGTTCACCGTAAAATCATGCTCGTCTGTAAGCTTTGCAAGGTTTGCCATGACAGCCATGTTCTGCTGGTCCATCCTAGCGTATGCTCCATCCTTTGGATCGTTATACAGACCTAAGCTGATCGATGTCAGGTTGCCTCTGCGGTCTTTCATGTTGAACATGTTCTTGAAGCTCATAGGAACATATGGATCTTGCTTGTAGCTTTTAGGCGACTTCTTCTTGAGAGAGTCTAGGTTGTTCTCTATGTAGGAGAACGCAGAACTAGCCTTTGACAGCTGGTCCTGCGGTATCTTTACTATCTTCTCTGTAAGCAGATCTATGAGCTTTATCATATGTTATAAATATCATTAAACCTTGCTTATTATTATTTTAAAACCTTCATAATTTGACTTTTCTATTTTAGAAGATGTCAATATTATCTCTCTTATTCCAGATCTGATTTTATTCATATCTCCAAAATTAATCTTTAACTCTTTCTTTGCTGTTGTTATTTTATCAAATTTCTTTATTAGATCTCCATCTTGATTATATAAATATGCAAATCCTAACCATTTATAATTCTTATCTCCTTTTTTACATTCACTCCATTTTTTCCTATATTCTGGATTACTAAGTATATCTTTCATTTTATCTGAGAATTTTTTTAGATTCTCTTCATTTTTCCAATATGCATCCACTCCATTTTTTACGCTAGTTCTATACTCATCGTCTTTCCATAAATTTTTAGAAATATCAACAAATTTATGTCGTAAAATATCTTTATTAGTATTTGATGCATTTCGTAATTTTTCTCTATGCTCTTCTTTATTTGGATGATTTGTAAAATTATCTCCACCATCCCCTCCTGTAGAAATATTATAACCAATTTCTGGATTTGTAGAATTATAATAGCTGATCCAATATTGCTCTTTTATATTTAATTCCTCAATAGAAGAGCTATGATCTAATACGCCCTTTTTGAACTTATCTCGACCATAGCTCTTTATAGCATCTTTTATTTTTACTCCAGATCCAAGATAGCTTGGATCATTTTTTGTGTCTTTACCTATATAAATTTTTCCTGATTCTAAATTTGTAGTCTTATAAATTATCATAAGGTCTTTATAATAAATATGCGGACCTTGTGTAATTCAGTTAATTTATATATTAATTTCACAACTATTTCCAGCACACGCAACTTGGTCCTTAAGGTCTGTGTTGTCTTCTGCCTCTACCACCAAGCTCAGATCTATGTTAGAAAGCGACTCCATCATTTTTTCGTAAGTCTCTTTATCGCAGTCTTGGAAAGGTGCCTGAACGTAGGTGTGGTCTGAGAATGGCAGCACTGAAAGCCCGTTGTAGCAAGTCCTGTTCTCCCACATCCACTCTCCTACAGTGTCCCACTCTCCGTCCTTTATAGAGATCGTGGCCGAGATGTTGTGTGTGTTCTGTCCTGTCTTGTGTCCTGGTTTGATCCAGTTGTTGTAGAAGTATTTTACCCTCTCGAGCAGATCTATCGCTGACTCTGTCCTCAGTATCGAACCCTCTGGCGCTTTCTGTGGGACCGAGATGACTGCCGTGCTGTGGGGCTTGAAGTACTCGTCCTGTATCAGCTCTGGGTGGTATATGCTCAGGTACGTGTATATGGCCTCGTTCTTGCCAACTCTTATGTTTCTGATGTAGTACTCGCTGTGCCACGCATGTATGCCAGAAGATGTGCCCAGGACTAGAGAGGAGGTATTATGAACCACAGATTTATTTTTTAGTTGATATGAATGAGTATTATCTACTTCTATGTCAACAGTAAATTTATTTCCAGACTTTGTTATTTTTTTAATTTTCATAATATTT